ATGCCGAACGTGTCGGCGAAAGCGGACAGGGCGGAGTCGTCGTAGGCCGACTCCTTGGTCTCGACGCCACCGGAGTGGCCGAGCTCGGCGACCGGGACGAGCCCCGGAGCCAGGGACGCGAGCAGCTGCTCGGTGCCCTCGGCGTCGGCGGCCCACGCGGCCACGTAGTGCTCGCGGCGGGCCGGGGCGATACGACCCGACTCGATCGCGGCGTCGATCGCGCGGTCGCGCTGGTCCTCGAGCTGCTGGCGACGGGCCGCGCGGCCCTCCTCGCCAGCGGCACGGAGCTCGTCGAGCACGGACTGCTCCACGAGCGCCATGCCCTCGGGAACCGTGGGGGTGGAAGCGGCGGGGGACTCCTCGGCCTGCTCGGCCAGGGCCTCGGAGAGCGCCGACACGATGGTGGCCTCGTCCGCGGACTCGGCCAGGCCGAGCTCCTGCCGCATGGTGTTGAGCTGCTCGGGCGTGAAAGCCATAGCGGTCTCCTCATCATGGGTGTGGGTTGACCCGTCCGCGGATGCGATCGGGGGCTTGGGGGCGCCAGCACGGCGCATGGCCGCACGGGCGGCGGGGGAGAGCAGGACCTCGGTGTCCCACTCGATGGCGGCGGCGAAGTCGAGGTCCTCGTCGTCGAGGTCGTCCAGCGACGGTGCGGCCGGGGGAGGCGTGGTCGAGGCGATGTTCTCGACACGATCCGCCAGACCCGCCTCGACGGTCTCGGCGGCGGAGTACCAGGTGCCGTCGCCGTTGTTGGCGGTCATCACCTCGCGCCAGTGCGCGGCGTCGTGGCCGGCGCGGTGGGCGTACGTCTCGGCGTAGTTGCGGGCCTGGGAGTCCAGCCACTCGGCCTCGGCGCGCAGCTCGGCGGCGTTGCCGACGGTGAGCATCCACGGGTCGTGGACCATCATCTGCGAGCCGGGGCTCATCACGAGCTCGCTGCCGGCCAGCGCGATCACCGAGGCGGCCGACGCCGCAATCCCGTCCACGACGACCCGCACGGTTGCGGGGTGGTTGGCGAGCAGGTTCGCGATGGCGATGCCCTCGATCGCGTTCCCACCGAAGGAGTGCAGCCGCACGAGGATGTCATCGACGTCCTCGCCCATGCCGCGCAGCGTCTCGGCGACGTCATCGGCGTCGAAGCCCCACCAGTATCCGCCGACCGTGCCGTAGAGCCACAGCTCGCGGGACGTCGACTCGGCCCCACCATGGGGGCTCGTGGTGACACGGGCGTGGGCGGTGCGCTCGGACGCGGCCTTCGCGCGAGCCTGCAGCGCGGTGAGTGCGGTCCTGGACTTCACGATGCGGCCTCCTGGGCGGGTCGTGGGGTGGCGCTGCGGGCCGGGAGCCCGAGCGCGGTACGGATGAACTGCTCGAGGTCCTCATCGGCCTGCAGCACGCCCGCGTTAACGAGCGCAGCGATCGCGTGGACCACCGCGTCACCGCGGGAGCCGATCTCGTCGAACACCAGCCGCGGCGCGGGCTCGGTCGGGCCGTAGTTGACGTCGACCAGGTCCTCGATGACGTGCTGCGTGGTGGTGTCGCGGATCTCCTCCGCGATCGCCTGCAGCGATAGCGTGAAGAAGTCCGCGAACGTCGACCCGAGCGCCCAGGACCCGGTCTGGGTGCCCAGGTTCAGGAAGTGCGCGAGGACCGCGCGGGCGATCTGCTCGTCGTGGTAGCGGATCGGCTTGTCCGCATCCGGCAGGGACCCGGAGACGCCCACCAGGTCGAAGTCCGCACCCAGCGGCAGCGAAAGGCCCGTGTCGTCACCGGCGCGGACGCCCGCCATGAGCTCCTCGCCTGCGTCCACCTCGGCCTCCGAGGTGCCCGCGGCCTTGTAGGTCGGAATCCCGAGGCCGTTGCGCTCCACCGTCATCGTCTGCACCCGCAGGAGACGGTCCTTCAACAGCCAGTTCTTGTACGCCGGACGCAGCAAGGAAGCGCCCGTCCAGTTCCCGCCCTCGCGTTCGTTGGCGTACACCGCCAGACGCGAGACGGGCAGCGTGATCGTGTTGCCGACGTACCCGACACCGGCGCTGGTGGTCGCGTACTGCTCCACCGACACCAGGCCGCCGTCGCGGGCGACGTTCCACTTCGCGATCGTCCGCGGAGGCCGATAGCCGAGCTTGCGCAGGTGCAGCAGCCCGTCCTCACCCGGAGGTCGGTAGACCTGCTCGAACACGGCGTGGCCGTACCGCAGCATCGACAACGCCAGACGCAGGTGCCGCGACCACGAGAACCGGTCCCGGGTCCGCAGTGCCGCGACGTCGTTGCCCTTCCCGACGACCGGCAGCCCGAGGTCGGCCGCGACGTGCGCGGTCACCCGCGGGTCACAACCCTCGCCGTCGATCCGCCACGGGGTGCGGACGATCGGAGCCGTCACAGCCTTCAGAACGCTGGACACCTGGGCGTCCTGCCGCGGCATCGCCTCGTACACGTCCAGACACGCAGGCCACCGCAGCTCGGGCGTCTGCTCCAAGATGTCCGGCGCGCTCCACCACGAGCCGTCGTGGGAGACGCCCACGCCGCGCTCACGCACGGGGGCAGCGATGTCAACCAAGGGGGTGCCTCCTTCCTTTTAGAAGCCCATCCGGGCCACGTCGTTGCTTCGCCTACGGCGCGTCTCAGGGGACGCGCCACGACGCGGCGGCGCGGGCGGCTCCTCGGGGACCTGCTTCGTCATCGCCCAGCGGAAGGCCGCGCCAGAAGCGGCTACCACAGGGCCGATGTTGATCGTCTTGTTGCGGCGGTCCCAGACTTCGGCCTCACCCGTGAAGCGCGTCGTGGCGTTCTCGACCGCCTCATCGAGTTCGACCTGGCCGACGTGCACGACCTGACCGTCGTCCACCGCGGTGATGAACGCAGCCGTGGCCTGCCCCATCTGGGTCGAGGTGAACGGCTCCCAGGCGACGCCCGCCTTCACCAAATCGGGGATCAAGGCACCTGCCTGGGTGTTCGGCACCAATGCGACCGGTGACACCACGTCCCGCTTCTCCACCAGCCGAGCTAGCGCTTCGACTGCGGAAGCCGTGCCGGGGAGTGTGGTGGTGAGAACCACCGTGCGCCCGCCGGGGGCATCACCAGCCGCGGCGATCGTTGAGGACTTCCGATCTGGTGAGACGTCAAGGAAGAGCTCGACCCGGTGCGGCGCAGGGGTGTTCGAGTCCCGACAGCCGCCCTCGGTGGTCGGCCTGCTCCAGCGCGCGAGGTTCAACACCCGATCGGCGTCATCGTCCCTTTCGGGCGGGTCCTCCCAGTGCACGAAGAACTCCCGCGCGAACTCGTCGACAGGCATGGACCGCCTCATGTCCCGGATCGTCTGCACCGTCACCCGCCTGCCCAGCCCGGTCATGAACCGGGCCCAGCGGGACTCGTCGTCGTAGATGCACCCCGGCGTGTTGAACGGGGGTCGGGGGTGGCGGCACTTCGGGTCTGCACAGTCGCCCAGTGCCTCAACGTCATCGCCGTACTCGGCGTACAACAGGCGCGGATCCTGGCCGGCTCGGCCTCGATTCCGGGTGTCGCGCAGGACGTCCGACTCCAGCAGGCCCGCGGACGACGCCAGGACCACCTGAGGGTCAGGGACAGCCGACAACGTCGGGTACAGCGAGCCGACCTGCGCACGGGTGACCGAGAACGCCTCGTCGAGAACGACCTTCCACGCCGTGAGCGCTCGGCCACCAGTGCGGGTGCGGGCCTTGTACTTCAGCACCAGACGATCGCCGCGCCGATCGAGGACGTTGATCGCCCACGAGTTGTTACCCGAGGTGATGCCCCGGGAATCCCACCGGCCCACGGTCGGATCCAGATGCTTGGCCAGTTGCGGCGTACCCTCGATCAGATCGCGCAACTCGTTGAACGCCTTCTCGCTCGCGTCCTTCTCGTGCGCGGAGTGCACGATGAACTTCTGCTCGGTCACGTACAGCCAGCCCAGGTGCGCCATGTTCAGCGTCCCGGTCTTGCCCATCACCTGCCGCGGACCGATCAAGGCATTCTCGAAAGAGACCGACTTGCCGTCCGGCCCGATCGCAAACAGCCCGTCCAGCCACCGGGCTTGCTCGGGCTCCGGCTCCAGACCCGCCATGGCGGCGATATCGCACACCTCAGGGCCGAACGTCTCGACGTACGTCGGTCGAGACTCCCATGTGGGCTCAATCAGCCGCCTTGCGAGCTTCGGCTTCCTTCCGGTCACGGCGCTCCTTCACCTCGTCGACCGGGTCCGCCGAATCCCGGCCGCGCGTTGCGGCGGCCACGAGCCGAGTCAGTTCCTGGGACAGGGAGGCGACGGCCGAGCCTGACTCCACGCCACGGCTCATCCGATCGGCGACCACCAGGGCCTGCTGGCCAGGAATGGTCTCCAGCGCGTCGACCTTGTCGAGCTCGGCCCGGACCAACTGCACGAGCTCGGAGGCGGGGGCAGCAGCGCCGGTTTCCGGCTTGGTCTTCGAGATCGAGCCTCGTGAGGCCCGCTTCCGACACGCAGCCCCGCAGTACAGGGCGTGGGCGCGCTTAGAGGAGAACGCCTCACCACAGACGCGGCACGTAAGCGAGTGCATGTGACCTCCAGCAGCGAGAACGGTGACTTGAGAGGTCCGGAGGG